GCGTATTGGCTAGTGGAACTTCTCCCAAATCCAGGTAGGGGGTAAGATTGCGAGAACCGCAAATCCTGCATTCCTTGATATGCTTATAATCCATGATTCCCTTTTTAGGGTTTATGGAGAAGGGGGGCAGTTTCCCACCCCCCATCCACTATTCACTAATTATCGGAAACGTCAAACTTCTCCCGATAACTGATTCTCGTATTGAATGCCAACGTGTTCGAAGTGGACAGCACCGTCATCAGATTAATCGACCCAGCTTTGGCGACATCCGTTTCAGTAGCAGTTCCTTCAATCGTGACACCAATATCATGCGTACCCGCCCAAACAATAGTGCCCAGGGCTGCAGTGCCGAGCGAAGAAGTCGCCGCCAGCACCCACTGAGAACTACCGCATGAAGCAAGAACGGTATTCGTCATCTGCCAATCAAGAACAGTGATTGGATTCATCGGCTTGATGGTATCAATAATCGTACCAGTAGCCCTTGTTCCAGCAGTCCCGATAAACGCAAACTGCATGGTCTTAACCGACCCGTATGAAGGGTCGGAATAAGTACGACCGCCTTTAGAACCAGTAGCCATATTATCCTCCCTTCTTAGAGTGAATCTACTTTGATGATTCTGGTTTGCCCGTCCGCTTGCCCGTTCTTAATGCCAGCGAAACTCCACACTTGCTGGAATCCAAGAAGAGCGTACCAAGCGATACCCTGGTCACGACCATAATCCGTGGGAATACCAATGCGAATTTCTTCAGGGATGGCAATGCCTTCCCTGACTGCATCAGCGCCGAAGAAGATAGCTTCTCCGTAAAGACCGTCACTACCATCAGCGTTCGAGAGATAATTCGTTTCCTCGACGAAACGGCAGCCATAATACTGCCCGACTTCCCCACGATAAGCGGTGGAGAGCTGGGTGAGATTGGCTTTGGCTTCGAAGAAGTCGTAAAGACCTCTGATGCTGTTGGTGGAAGCAACGCATACATAGCTGTCGTCAGCTCTCTTAGGAATCAAGAGAGTCTTCATACGGTCAACAATGTCACGAACATTCTTATCGCTCATATTTGCGCCAGCGGTAGCCAGGCAAGTACCCTGCGAACCAAACGCCGTCGTTGCGGTATTCGTGATGGTTGCGATATAATCGACGGTCTTGAACTGCACAGCTGCGGCAGCATCCAACACCACTTTCATATCGTTTGTGAGAACCGTGCGAACGGTCTCGGGAACTTGAATCTCGGCAAGGGTCTTCAACTTCTGAGTGTAAGGGATTGAATTCCCGTACTCAGTCATTGAAAGAGTTCCCTGAAGGATTGTGTAGTTCCTTTTCGGAATCGTGTCCGTCTCAGATAGCGTACCACCAGCGGTCGAGATGTTCGAAATCTTGTTAAAGAACACCTTCTCGCCACGGCCTGCACCCGCAGCGGGTTCCATGTCAGTAAACTGACGGAACCGTTGCATGGTCTGGGCCTGGTAACGAATCTGGGAAGACAACGTGTTGTTCGTGAAATAACCACCGAGAGAACCGGTGGCGAACAGTTGCTGTCCCATTGTTATCCTCGTTTTAGTGAAAGAACTTTACCGCTTGATGAAACGGTTCTTGTTCCGAGCTTTAATTTCTTCTCTTACCTTGTCGGCATCAGAGAGGGTAGTAGTAGGCGAAGGAGTTGTGTCTGCGTCCATTTGCATGCTGGGGTCAGCAAGCATGGTGCGAAGACTCTTCCTCTCGAAAACTTCTCCCTTGGGAGTTTTAATTAATCCTTGTTGATGAATCTCTCGATAAGCGTCAGCAACAGCTCTACGAAACCCCTGAATTACATCTGGGTTGTTGTAGTTTTCGGCATGTAACTGTTTATCATTAAACAATGACAACGCCGTCTTATAGAGAAGCCCGTTCTGGTTTGAGAGGTTCATCTCATCCTTGGGGTCTGCTGTCTCGTAATCCTTCGACAACATCGTCCAATCATTGAGCTGTTTTGCTTTCTGAGTCTCGGCTTCCTTGACCGTCTTAGTCTGGGCTTCGGTAACTTCCTTAATCGCCAGTTCCTTCTCGACTTTAATCAAGTATCGGGTTGCGGCAATCTCTTCCTTCACATTGCCCTCTTCCCGCATCTTGATGATGTACGCCTCAATCTGCTCGATTGTCGGGGGTGCATCGTCTTTCGTTGTTGGCGTTGTCTCGGGAATATTCTTCGTCCCATTCTTCAGACGCTCTAGTTCCGCCTTTGTCTCAGCCAGCTCCTCTTCAACAGATTTGCTCTTGGCAATCACCTTGTCAATCCTCTTCTGCACCGAATCCTTAATCTTCTGAATCGGGTCGTCCTCGGCTTTCGGTTCTTCAACCTTCAGCTCTGGAGCAACAACCTCTTCAGGGATTGGTGCGGAAACATTCTGACCTTCGGCAATCACCGCATTCTCTACCGCTGCTCTGGGATTATCAATGAGCGATTCTTCGGCAGGAGTTTCGGGTTTAACAACCACAGGTACTTCAGGAACCTTTGCATCATCCATTTACTTCTCCCAAGGAATTTATAGTCTTCCGAGAGGACTATTACTCTAGTTTTTAGACTTAGGGGTCTATGGTTTAATTATACATCATACTGCAAATGCTTTTGAATCACCCGCCTTGGAAAAGGCAATTTCTCCTTCTGGTTTCGGCGAACCCACCCAAATCACCTCCACCTTGAAGGATTCCGTTCTGTTCACATTCACAATCTTCCCACCAGAGAAATTGATTTGAATGTTTCCATATTTCTTCTCGGAAATCCATCGCTCAATCTCGCTGGTAAGTTTTGGAGGAATCATCGACTTCTCATTTCTCTCGCAAGTTCTCGTGCGGCTTGCTCCCCGTGCTTCTTCGCAACCGCCCGAAGATTCCAGTCAATCTTGTTTGCGCCGAGAGCACTCACACCCTTCTTCGCTTCCCTAAGAGTCCGTTCACGATGCCACTCGAAATTCTTAACACTAGATTCCTTGTCAAATTGTCCAGCCATTAGAAATACTCCTTTGCGCCGTGCGCTCCTAAATCTATCGCTTCCTGCCGCATATCTCTTTCACGAAATTGCGGATGCACCAAAGCCTTGGTGAGAGCCTCCGACATGGTGGTCTCTGGAATGGTTTTGTTCTTCGCAGCTTTCTTTAGATTCGAAATTAGATTCTTAATATCTGCTTTCTTCGTCATTAGTCCTCCTCCGTTAAGAACGGATTATAAACCTCACCTTTTGCGTACTGCTCATCCGCTTTCTTCCTAGCAATCATTTTATCCCGAGCTATAATAAAATCCTTCACTCGGTTGTAAAGCTGGGAGAGAGCCTCCTGATATCCAGAGAGATAATCCTTGTTCTTACCACCACGGGTAAGCTCCCCATCGTAGTAATATCCATTGGTCTTGCGACCGCTAACGGAAGCGATGGACTCGTCAATAAGCTCCTCGACGATGACCCATCCTGGTTGTTGCAGAAGAGACTCCACCAAGTCTCCGTTAAACTTCACAAGTGCTTCCGCTTGACTCGGTTTATCCTGCTTCTTAGGCTGCTCTGGGGTCGCCTTTTGCACCTTGCGAACCTGCCGTTTTTTGGGCTTGGATTCCATTTTTCATTTGCTCCGATTGAATGTGGATTTCCGTGTGTTTATTAACCATCTCTGCTACTGCTGGGTTCTGCATGTTCTGCGAACCCTGTGGGGTGTGTGCCCATTGCTCAATCACCTGAAGATGAATGTTATCGTCATCATCGGGGCTCACTGGTACATCGAATCCGTTGAGGATTCTTACCAACTCTTCCTGCTGTTTACTCATCTGGTCCATGGATGCAAACTGCGGGGAGGTGATGTACTTGGAAGTAACATCCACATCTGGGTCAGAGTCAATATAATCCTGAAGCATATTAAACACATTGGTCGGGGTAACAATCCCAACTGGTTGCCCAGCACTCATCACCACCTGCATCCGCTGCATCGCCTTCTGCATCTGCATCTGCGGGTCGGTGGCATCTAAGCTCCCACTCCAACTCACAATCACCTTCACCAAGAAATCCTCGGGGCGAAGCATGACCCCACCCATCTTCATTGGGCGGTCAACAGACTGTTTGCAAATAAGATACATGTGCTGTGCAACTTCGCTCAGAGTGTCCAAGAACAGCGCAATATCCATGTTCACTTGTCGGGTGC